AAGGCTCGCGCGCCGGTAGCGCTTGAGCACGCGCGGCGCGTTTTCTGAATTGTAGTTGAGAGTGATCCAGGCGGAAATTGCGGTACCGCTAAAGTTCGGGCCCGTGTCCAACTGGTACACATACCCGCCCATGGAGCCAATGAAACTTGTTTCTGAACCGTTAGCCAGAGCGCCGGGGCACCACACATTTACCGGGTCGGGAAAGAAAACCGGCATCACGCCTTTGGGCTGGCTGTTCTCGATCGTGACGTACAGGCCGTATCCGTCGCTATAGAAAACACGGTACTGCGACTTCTCGCGGTTCAGCGCGCTAGCGGTAGCCAGCGTACGCCGCTGCTGGATGAACGGCCGGATCGGCAGGGTCAGCGTGGCGCAGTCGAAGTTGCCGTAGGCCAAGGTCGTCTTCAGGCGAATGACGCCGCGGTCAGACAGCGCGTACGCGTCGTCCATGTTCTGCGCCGTGTACGCGGCTGCGCCGACGCCCTCGTTGTAGCTGATCAGCTGCCATGTCGAGGGGTTCGCGCCGTACAAGACGTACGTATTGGTCGGAGTCGTGACCATGAGCGCCCCGCCCGCTTGATTACCCGGCAAGGGCAGCAGGTTGGTGACGACGTCATTGGTCTGGAATTCGTTCGCGCCGAACACCACGCTCCAGATGTACGGCGTTGCGATGCCGCTGTTCTGGACGCTGTTGAGGAACGAGAACCACAGGTAGTTCTTGTGGAGCGCGACGTCAGCCGGGGCGTCCGGTGACATGCCGGTCGTAATCGGCACGTACACCGTGCCATCGAACTCAAAGCCCTTGTTGACGCCGTCAGCCCCGTAGACCCGCGGCAGGCCGCCCGTGATCGAGCCGACTGCGGTATTGACCTTGCCATTGGGCAGAAGCGTAATGGCTGTTGCGGAAAAACCACTAGCCGGCGCGGTGGCGATCTGCACGCCGCCGACCTTCAGAGCCTCACCCGCGCTGAAGCTGCCCGTCGTCGCGGAGAGCACGAAGTACCCGCTCTGGCCGGTCCAGCCGGTGCCGCTCGTCGCAACCACGCGCGCGATCGTGCCCGTGGCGCCCGAAGTTCCGCCCGTAACTGTCGATCCCTCGGCCGGCTGCGTACTGGCCCCCGTCGTGAACGCCAGCGTCCAGCCGAGCGGAACCGCTTGCCAGCCGGTGCTCGAAGACTTGTAGATGACGGCCGCCGTGCCGCCGACATTGTTCCGCCAAGCGTAGACCACGCCGTTGTACTGAACGACGCCGAGGACGGGGCCGCTACCGGGAACCTTCTGCACCAGGGCGTTGTAGATGGCGCCAGCTGCAGCCTGATACGTCGCCAGCGACTTGCTGTCCGAGGGCACCGTGTTGTTCGCCTGAACCGTGCCGATCGTCGTGCCGCCCACCTTGATCGTGTCGCCGGAGTTGATCGTGCCAACGGCTTGGGTGTAGACGACCCAATTGTTGCTCAGCCACGCCACGGTGCCGGTGGCGCCCGTGTTGTTGTCGGTGAACGATGTGCCCACCGCAAGGCCTGCGGTCGCGCTGAGCGTCATCGTGCCATACACGGCCGAGCTCGCCGTCGCGCGGCCATCGTAGGCTTGGTAGCCGGCGATGCGGGTATAGCCGCCGGTCACGCTGACCTCAAAATTGAGCGCGTCTCGGGCCACGCCCGGCGCCATTTCTAGCGTGGGCGTGATGAGGTCCAGGCCGCCCTCTAGGCGGAACTGGTCGTACTCAACCGGAGCGAACTGTTGTTGACGCGCCACAGGCTTTACGCGAGCGGCGGCCCGCTCGTAATTACAGGGAGTTGATCGAGAAGAAGCTGAGCGTAGAGCGGCCCGATTTCCTGGCTGGCGCGCTGAACGACTTCTGGCGCGGACATGAAAACGCCGTACGCGCGGAGCACCAAGTACGTCAACAGATCGTCATACTGGACCGGCCACTGGGGGCGGTCGGTATCCGCCGAAAGGCTGATCGGGTTCAGGTAGAGCTCACCGTCTACGCGCCAGCCGGTGGCGTCCGGCGTGATACCAAACCAGAGATTCTTGAGCGGATCGATCGAAAAAGCGACCGGGCGGCTCGTGATATTTCTTTGGTTTGAATATTGGTAGACGTTTCTGAACTGGTCCCACGGCATAAACGTCGACAACTGTTCGTCGCCGTAACTACTGCCCGTGGAATACAGTCGAAACGAATCCCTTTTCCAGTCCTTGAACTGTTGAGCGGTGAACGTACTGGTCGCCAGCGCGCCGACTTGCGCGGGTGTGTACGAGGCAACGCCCGCGGTCAGCGGGCCGAAGTCGAATGTTTGACGCAAGAATTGCCAGTCGCGGTGCTTGGCGCACATCTTCCGGTATTCCATCTGCGCCCAGCGCATGAAACGCTGGTCCTCCAACGAGAGGCCGCTCTGCAGGGTCGTGAGGTCGCCGGAGGCCAGGCCGGCCTCCATGCGCGCATCGTTGACAATGCTGAGCAGCGTTCCCATTAATAGGACGGTTCCATCAGGATGCGCTCAAGCCACGCGGGGCCGCGGGGGTTGGCGTCCTTGGTGACCTGGAACGGATAGACCAGGGCGGTGTGCCCGCGCAGGCTGTCCATCGTGATTTCGACGCCGGGGGCGACTTCGTCCTGGCTGTAGATCGTCTCGCGCATGCGGGCGAGCACTTCGACGTGCTTGCGGCGCACCTCTACCGGGCGGGCGCGAGGCACGATGGCCCGCTCGCCGTTGACCGAAACGGTCGCATACGGCGGGGCATTCTTGTCGGTCGTCGGGAAGACGACGATCGTAATGCGCTCGTTCATGAACGCTTCGTCGTCAACGACTTCCTTGAAGTCCTTGTCCAAGGAAATCGGATCGACCTCGGGCTGGTCGTCGGTGACGACGACGCCCTTCTCTCGCAAGGCCTTAAGGGCTTCACTGTTGTTTTTGTTCGACATGGTGGAGTTTCTTTCAGGTGTGAGGAAGCCCCGGAGGCGGGTAGCCTCCGGGGTGCCGTTCGGCTTTTTAGGCCGTCTGGTTGAAGACGCCAGCGTTGGGCAGCTGGACGATCTGGACGGGCGTCTCGAACGAGAGGTTCGACGCGTTCCAGAAGCCCGAGCCCATGATCCAGGGGTTGGTGCCGGCCGTGTTCTTGTTCTTCACGACCACGTAGGCGATCGGGCAGAAGCCCGCTTGGCCCAGCGTCGGCAGGAAGAACTCGGTCGACAGCGCCGACTGGTTCGTGTACGGCAGCACCTTGCCCTGCATCCACACGAGCGTGCCGCTCGTGTTGAGGCCGAACACAATCACGGCGCCCTGGCCGCCCGAGATTGCCGGGGCAGAGAGGCCCGTCGCAAAATCGGTGACCGGGGCCGCCGCGGCGGCCTGAGCCGTCGCGGTGTACGCGTTGCCGTAGATCGAGTACGCCGTGGCGTTGGTCGTCGAAATGTTGGTATTGCCCGCGCCAGAAGTCGCGAACAGCGGGTAGCCGAGTGCGGCGGTCAGGCCGCTCGACTCTTCGAGGTTCAGAGCCATTTGTTTTCCTTTCTTGTCAGAAGCGGTTCGTCGGGACGAGCGGGCCGACAAAGTTGATGTACGTCGTCGTGATCGAGTCCAGCGCGGTCGTACCGCCCGTGAACGCCGAACCACCGTTAGCAAGGATGAGCGCGCCAATCGCCACTTGCGGCTCGCCCGTCGCCGCGTTGCGCTCGGGGAACGTCGGCAGCTGAACGCCCGCCAGAGTGGCGGACGGCGTGCCGAAATACACCGAGAACGCGCCACTCGCATCAAGGCCGAACAGCACGTAGCCGTACTGGTTGGCCGTCAGGTTGTAGCCCGTCAGCGCGGGGAGGTTGGCCGCAGCGGCTTGGTAGAGCGAGCCTTCGATCACAGCCGTGACGGCCGCGGTCGTCTTGGCGCCCGGGTTGGCGGCGCCCTGGATGGCGATTGCGCCCGACGTGAGGCTTTGGCGAGCGAACAGATCGTTCAGCGCGCGTGCCGCCTGCTCCGGGACGTTCATCGCCTGCGAGCCGCCGCTCATCAGGAACTTCTTGATCTTTTCCATGTATGACCTTTCTTGTTAAGTCAGGCCCCGGCGTTAACCGGGGCCCGGGTCATCACAGAGCCGTGACGCCCACCTCGATGCGAGCCATCCAAGCCTCGTTGAGACGGACGGCCGCGAACCAGGTCGACGCGCCCACGAAGCCGAACTGGCCCAGGGGGTTGGCGTGGTTGATGTCCTGCGACTTGAGGATCGTCGGCTTGATGGCGTTGAAGCCCTTCAGCGCGACCTGGCCCCAAGCGTCCTCGCCGATCACGATGAACGGATAGACGTCGACGTTCGAGCCGCCGATCGAGAGGCAACCGTTCAGCGTGGCCGAGCCCGAAGCCGCGAAGCTCGAAAGCAGCGGCGACTTGATGAACCGGAAGTCCTCGCACGAACCGATTTCCATGTCGTGGATCGGCTTGAACGTGCCGTACTCCTCGACCTTGGTGAAGCCCGGCAGGTTGCGGACGTCCGACACCGCGTCAGTGTGGATGAACACAATGAACGCAGGCGACACGGCGCGGGTGCCGAAGTCGACGCCAGGGGCGAGACGCTGGGTCACGCGCTTGGCGCGGTTGGCCTCCAGCGTGCGGGCCGCTTTGCGCAGCGCGTTCAGGGAGATCACGGTGTTGATCGAGGCGCGGCTGGAGCCGTTACCGTAGATCACCGTGGAGCCGGCCTTGAGCACGCCGTAGCGGATCAGTTCCAGGCACTCGGCCATGGTCTCGCCGGTCAGCTTGACCATTTCGCCAGGGATGTCGTCTTCGTACAGCAGCTCGACCTTGCTCGAAAACTTGAACAGCAGGCCGTACTGGATCAGCGTAACGGTCACGTCCTGGAACGAAATCGTGTTGGCATTCGGGGTGGCGCCTTCGCCGAGGGCGAGGCTGGACGGCGTCACGTTCGGCGTGCCGACATAGCGCGCCGTGTTCTCGATCGTGGTGCCGGCAGCGGTCGAGCCGAACGGCAGAGTGCGGCGGAACACCAGGGTATCCGTCGAGTTTTGCGGCATTTCGCGCTGGGTGCCGAAGTCGCCGAGAACGGTGATCGGCTGGGCGTGAGCCAGCATGTCCTGCGCCGCGCGGATCAGGTTCCGCGAAGCGTAGGTGCTATAACCTTGCAGTGCCATTTGGGAGTCCTTTCTTTCTTGTTATCGGGACGCGGCTTTCTGCGCCGCGTAGTAGTCCCACAGTTCTTTCGGCGTCATGTCCTCTAGCGTTTTCGTTTGGACATTCGCGCCGGGTTTGATCGTCGTTACCGCCTGTTCAAGTCGCTGCTGTCGAGTCTGTTTGACATCAGCGGCCGGTGCTTTCTTCGATTCCACGTACAGGTCCAGCATCCGGGCAGCGTCCTGGGCGCGAGGGCTCGCGGCCAGGTTCTTCACTTCCGGTGCCTGGGTTCCGTACCAAGCTGCGAACTCCGGCGTTTTCACCGTGTCTTCCCAGCCGGGGTGCTTGAAGTTCACCAGTTCCCGTTGCAGGCGGTCCTCGAACTGAGCGTTGGCACCATCGACCCGTTGCGCCACCAGCTGCTCGATCTGCTCGGGCGAGACGCCACTTGAGACCTTATCAAGCCGGGACTCAACGAAAGCCTCAATGCCTTCGCCCCATTCAGGGAAGTCCTTCTTCAGCGAGTCCCACTTCCCGGGGTCCTTGGCCGCGGCTGCAATCTGCGTCTGCGTAGGCTGCTGGCTGGTAGGCTGGGCCTGCCGGCTGCGGTCCCACTCGGACTGCATCTTGCTCACGCGGCCTGCGGTTTCCCTGAGCTGCTGGACAAGCTGTTGGTTCTGTTGAACCAACTGGTCGAACTGGGCTAGCTTCTCGCGCGCTGCGGCCGGAAGGCCCTCAAGCGGATCGGCTTGCGCCACCTCCTCAGTTTTGACCTCTTGTTGTGTCGGCGCAACAGTCGGCGGCGTTTCGGCCGGCGGTGCTTGCGTTTTCACTTCAGCCGGGGCGCCATCGCGCTGCGCGGCCATCGAGGCCCATTCTTGGGCGGCTTGTTCTACAGTAAGTTCTGTTGCCATGTTTTAGCGCTTTACTCGTCGAAGGCACCGGGGATGGTGGCTTTGATGTTGATCCGCTGGGCTTCCATTCGCGGGAAGTCGAGCAGCTTTTTCAGCGCAGCAATCTCGCCTCGCAGCATCGCCGTCGAATGGTCGCTCTGCACCGGGTCCTCAAGCTTGATACGAGCTCGCTCAAGTTCCTTCTTCAGATACGATTCAATCGCGGGCCACCGCGGTTCAAGAAAATTTTGCATTGCTGGTGAGGGGTTAACGCCGGCTTGGCGGCCGGTCTGCGCGCTGGTGGGCGCGCACTGTTTCGACGATTGTCTACAACCTGTTGGAAATATGCAACTGGTTCACACTTGAATAACGTTGCCGCGGAAAAAGATCAGGCCATCGTCCACGACTTGCGCGAGCTCCGGGGGCATCAAAATCCCGTTATTAAACGTCAGGACAGCAAAACCCGACCTCCACTGGCGAGGACCCGCCTCCATATATGTGAATTGCTCCCCCCAAGGATCAGCCAGCATGCCGGTGTCACAGCCATAAATAACGCCGTTGTTAAGCGGGCTCATGGTCGTACGCGGCTTGACTTGAAGCGAATGCGTGTGCCCGGTCACCGTGCTGATTTGCGCGTCACTCGTGTTGTTCCACGCGGCATGAACGCCGCCGCGGATTCGATGCTTTATAAGGGTGTGGTGGTTGACTATCCACGCCCAAGCGTAAGTCCACCCTGGAAAATAATCGTCGAAAGTTGTACCGGGCAATCCTTTTGCTGCTGCGGCATGCGATGCCAAAAAATTATCAATCCGAACCGTGTGGTTGCCGTACGAGCCGAGGTGAACCGCGCCGGGGGACGCCGCTTTAATTTCGGCCATTCGTTCTCGGCACGCTTCAAGTTCCTCGGCAATAGACGGCCTGGTTTCCCACCCAAGCGGAGCGTGCCGACTCATGGTCGCGCCATCGAACTCGTCGCCGTTCATTACGACAATGTCCGGGCCGAGTAGCTGGCATACGCGGACCATGCCTCGGTGCGCTGTCGTAGGCTCGCCCGGGTAGTAGTGCGCATCCGACCCCACGACGATCACGCCGGTGCGCAGATCGATCGGGTTGGGACGCGTGTCGCGGTTGACTTTGGCGACCGCGTGGCCGCTGCGGCTACGCAACGTTGTGCCGAGCACTTTCTCAAGCCGGTTGAGACGGGCGTAGACATTGCGCTCTGTTACGCCAAGCGCACGGGACACTGCCGCGGGGCTTCGGCCGCTGTCTTCGTACACTTTGAGGAACTCTTCCTGGGTGACATTGCTAGCCGGCATTCTTGGGCGCGCGAGGCGTCTTTAGTTTGACAATACGCCGGATCATGCTGCG